GCGGTCACGATCGAAAGGAGAAACAGAGTTTGCAGAAAAGGAGAGAATCCCATAATGATGAGGCAAAGCCAGATTGAAGAAAACCCAAAACCCTGAAACTGGAAAAAGAAAACAGAAAGGAAAAATCGCCCCCCCCCGGAGGCGAAAACCCTTGGAGATAGTCAAGCATAATCAACAGAGGCGAACTTCGCCAATGCTGGATGCACAATGAGTTGCGGAGGCTCAGCCTCAGCATAGAGTTGGCCAACTTGATATAAATCGTTCATCGTTAACCCGTAGCGCTGATAAATCATCGCAGAATAACCATCTGCTAGTACACCCTTAGAAGGACGATCGTATTGTACCTGATATTTATCTAACTCAACTGGGGCTGCCGGAGGAACCGACCAAGCTTGGGCAAACTCATACAATGGGGTGGGAAGGAATGTCTCACCAAAACCACAAGCGACGGATCGCAAATGATACCGGAGACAATAGCCCAAATCAGATGGAAAACCACCCATTTCAAGCTGTTTGGTATACTTGGCCTGAACATCCCCATCTGCAATGCCAACTTTTAAAAGGCGACTCGGCAGAGGGGTCCAAATGTATATCAACTCCTCCTCAACCACAGGGACCCACCAACCTTTCAAAAAGGTGACGAACAGCGGCCCGGTGGAATGCACAAATTCCTTGATTTTCAACTTAAAGCCAAAACGCAGCATTTCCGCAGCCACGTTACTGGCGTTGATGTGCATACCCAAGTCAATCAGACGGATCAGCGAGATTGAGAGGGATTCCCCAACGGCGATGGACGTGCCGCAGGCAGTGTCGGGACCACCAGTTAGCTTGGTTCCACAATGCGGAATAATGGTAAACCGCATTTGAAGCTTGTGCTTTCCAAGATCAAGTTTCATCGGAGCTTTGCACAGCTGGTGAATAATACCCCCATAAACTTGGGGTAAACCCAATTGAACATACCGGCGCACATCACGACCTATGGTGTCGTAAGTTTGAGATTGATCACACATGCTCACATCCCCCTCAAGCCAAAAAGTGGCCCGAGGAGTTTTGATGAGAGCAAGATGATCATCGCCAGCGACGATGATACGAATGACATAATCATAGGCGCGACTACATGCTTGAACATCACCCAATACTCGCTGCATCCATTTCGTCAATTTAGCAGCAGTAGGGCGATAGGCGTAAGTGATCTGGAAATTAATCAAGAACCAATTAGGAACATGATTTCCATGGCGATTAGGAACTGTGGTAATGAATGCACGACCCTCATAATCCCACAGTTGTGCGAGGCGCTCTGCAACTTCATGAACAGCTGGGCCCAAAAGGCTTGACAGCGTGGATCGAGTTGCGAGATGACTCGCGGGCGCTAAGCTGGAAGAC